CCATAATTGGTGTAACATATTCCCTTATAAAGACATTTTTGAGAATGTCAAATTTAATTAAGGAGTAATTAAATGCCACCATCACATGTATACGTAAAGCGGAATCCAATCCATCCGTATACTTATAACAATCCAGACGACTTACCATATATTCAGTGGAAATATGTGCGTATATCTGTCGCCTATGATATGTATACCAGTAAGCAAATAGGCTGGGAGCGAGCGAAACGAGAAGAATACGAGCAGTGGTGCAAACAAATGGAAGAACTTAAGGAGAAGAAATGAAAGAAATAGAAATTATTAATGATCTTATGCATCAATATTATAACGACCCTGCTTATCTTGCAGCATGGGAAAGAGTTCAAGAATTAGCAAAAAAGGGCCAAGTTGCAGAGAAGTATGTAAAAGAATGGAGTAAAAATGCAAAAGATTTATCTTGATTTTGAAACTTACTATGATGTACAGCTTTCTTTGACAAAAATGTCTACAGTGCAATACGTGAATCACTCAGATTTTAAAGTGTGGGGCGTAGGAATAAAGGTAGAAGATAATGAAACCGAATGGTATAACGAGGAAGAAACCCCGGCCATTTTAGAGCAAATCGATTGGGATAATACAGCCCTGGTTTGCCATAATACATTATTTGACGCTTATATTCTTACACAATACTTCGGGTATAAACCAGCGTATTATTATGATACAGCGGCAATGAGTCGTGGTTTGTACCCGAACATGTCTGCAGCTTTAAAGAATTGTGTGAAACGTGAATTTCCTAACGATGAAACTATGCGTAAAGGAGAGGAACTTGTTAATGCTAAAGGCGTGCGAGATTTAGATCCTGAGCTTGACGCACAGATCGGTGGGTATTGTATCCAGGACGTGGACTTGACGTACGCATTATTCCAAAGATACATGACCAACTACCCGGACAAAGAGTTAGATCTCATCGATCTTACCGTACGAATGTTTGTTGAACCTAGATTAATGTTGGACCGTGGTCTATTGTCCGCTTATAAAGAAGAAATGGTAGCTCGTACACAAAAAGCTATCCAGGACTCCGGCGTTACACGAGAAGTTTTAGCTTCACAAGTTAAGTTTAAAGAATATTTAGAATCTTTAGATATAGTTGTGCCTACTAAAAAGAGCCCTACTACTGGACAAATGATACCTGCTTTCGGTAAAAATGACCCGGGTTACCTTCAGATGTGTAACATGTATCCAGAACATAACAACATATGGGAAGCTAGAGAGTTTGTTAAGTCTCGTATAGAAGAAACTAGAGCACAACGATTTATAGATTCAACTAATCCTGACGGTACATTTAGTGTCCCGCTGCGATATTATGCCGCACATACTGGCCGATTTGGTGGTGCTGATAAGATTAACTTACAAAACCTACCACGAGGATCTAAGCTCCGTACGGCACTTATGGCCCCTGAAGGACAGAAGTTATTTATTGCGGACTTATCTAATATTGAAGCCCGAATGCTTGCTTGGTTAGCTAAAGAAGCTGATTTACTTGATGCATTCGCTACTGGGCGTGATGTGTACTGTGAATTTGCATCTCAGATATATGGTCGCACGATTACTAAAGAGGACAAACTAGAAAGATATGTCGGTAAAACAGCGATCCTGGGGCTGGGGTACGGCATGGGACATACTAAGTTCCAAGCCACACTGAAGACAGGATCCCCATCGGTAGATGTGTCCGACAGCGTTGCACAAAATATTGTTATGCAATATAGAGGAATGTATCCAAACATACCATTACTCTGGTCAGGTATGAAAGACTGTTTATTTCAGATGATTAATCCTAGATCTTTAGGAAATATGTATGGTCCATTAAAGATAAACTCTCGTGCCTTAGAATTACCTAATGGCATGGCTCTTAGTTATCCTAATTTAAACTACGATAGAGGAGAGTTTATTTATTCAACTGAAAAAGCTTACATACGTACACATGGACCTCGAGTTACAGAGAATGTCGTACAAGCCTTAGCTAGGCTGGTTATAACCGATCAAATGTTAGACATACAAACACTACCACAGGTAGACATTGTAATGCAGGTTCACGATGAAATAATAGCTATTGGCTCTGATGTTGATTCAGATGCTACAATGGAACAAATAATAGATATCATGCGTACTCCACCAGAATGGTGTTCAGATTTACCGCTTGATGCAGAAGGTGGAATTAGTCAAGTATATGACAAATAAAAATTTAATACTTACAAGAAAAAAAGGTAATAAGGTTTACGTACATGATGGGGCTGAAGTCCTGTGCATAGTAACCGTAACTGATATATCAACTAGTCAAGTAAAGTTAGGATTTGAAGCAAGTTCTAATATTAAAATCGACAGAGAAGAAGTGTTTAATGCTAAAATTAATAAGGAGGAATAATGGAAGTAGTATTTTTATCTGCTAAGAAAAGGCTTAGCAAAGAGATTACAGTAGATGGTACAAAGCCATATCCCCTAATTAAAAACTTCACTTCTAGCCATTTTGATATAACTCCAGATAAAAAAGGTCTTAATAAACTATATAAATTACTTACAGAACAAGCAGAAGCCGGTGCATGTTTACACAAAGGGGGACTAAAGCAGCCCTTACAAGATGAACCTAGGGCATTTATGTCCGATAGAAATGCAACTACTGAGTTATTAGTCCTTGATATAGATGGTCTCCGTACAATTCCAGGGGAGGATCTTCAGGCGATGGCCGATAAAATCGTGCTTCAACTACCTGAAGTATTTCATAATGTTTCATATATAGCGCAAGCAAGCGCATCCTTAGGTGTAAAGAAAGGACAGGTGTCTATGCATCTGTTCTTTCTTATGGACATGCCCGTACATCCGAAGACTCTAAAGGACTACCTACGCATGCTTAATTACCAAAGTGAATTCCTTGCAGAACAAATTACATTGTCAGCAAATGGCCAAAGTCTTTCGTACATATTAGACCCATCAGTTGCAGATAACAGTAAATTAATATACATAGCACCACCTAAATTTGATGGTGTAGAAGATCCCTATCCGAAAGGTAGATTTATTAAAGTTGACCGTGGTTCGCCAATCTTGGAAATCTCCTCATCTTTAATTGGCGTAAATCCAGAGAAAGTTCACTCTCTAGGTTTACATATTAAAGATAATTTAAGAAAGAAAAATAATCTTCCTAAGAAAACAGGAAAGGTATCTACGGTCAACGTTTCTGGTGAAATGCAAGAAGTATTACAAAACCCGGACAAGATGACTATCCAGATCTCACGAGTATCCGAACCTTTTGTTAACTGTAATGTTAATGGGGGAGACAGTGGAGCATATTATTTTTTACTCACTAACCCCCATTACATGTTTAATTTTAAGGGTGAACCTGTATGGGAAATAGAAAAAGCAGATCCAGATTTTTATAAAAGTATTTTTGAAATATTTGCAGACAAAATAGATGCAGATACTAAAAAGAAACCTTTAGTACTTAGAGATTTTTACACAGACACATATTACAACGGAGTATTTGATGAAACAAAACAACAATTTAGTGATGAATATCCTCTCACACCAACAAACAAAAGCTCAATCAACGATTTTCTCAAATCACATGGGCGTCCTAGTATGGATTTTGTTCCTGATGCCAGGGTCATTTTTGATCCTTCTACTGATAAAGGCGTACAGTTGGATGAGGTCCCTTACTACGTAAACTTGTTTCGTCGTACATCTTATATGCTGCAGGCAGAAAAGAATGTAAAAGAACTTTCGTACGGTGAAGCCATTCAGATCCAGAAAGTTGCACCGAATTTTCATAAATTAGTTATGCATATACTTGGGAACGGTAAACCAGAGTTTGAGCACTTTATAAATTGGTTAGCTTATATTTATCAAAATAAACGTAAAGCTATGACAGCATGGATTTTTACAGGCATACCAGGTACTGGTAAAGGGTTGTTTGTTCACAAAGTTCTAAAACCCTTATTTGGAGAACTGCAAACTCCTATGCGTTCATTAGAAAACATAGAAGAACAGTTTAATTTGTATATGCGAACAGCCCTTTTCCTTATAGTTGATGAGTTTCGTATGGCAGACTCAGGACATGTAGGTAAAATGGCCGATAAATTAAAGCACCAAATTACAGAGCCTACTTTAACTATTAGAGCTATGCGTACAAACCAAATAGAGCTGCCATCTTTTACGAACTTTATCTTCTTAACTAATAGAGCAGACGCAGTAAAAATTGAAGATTCAGATAGAAGATATAATGTAGCTCCTAGACAAGAACAAAAAATTGAACAAGTACATCCAGAACTCTTGGAGAATTTATCTGCACTTGAAAAAGAGTTATATATTATATCTGGTGTATTAGAGAAGTTTAAAGTAGATGCACGTATGGCTCATACAGCTCTAGAAAATGACGCGAAGAAAGAAATGAAAGAAGTGTCTATGTCTATACTTGAAGAATTTGCAAATGCAATACGTACAAGAAATCTTGAATATTTTACAGAGATACTAGATATACCTCTTACAAATACTTTTGATGCTGGCGGGATTAGCACGGCACAAAGATATGTAAAAGAATGGATAGCGACTATGGGACATGAAACAATCATACCTTTATCTCATTTTAAAGTTGTATATGACGTTATGACTGACAGCAGAAATACACTATCTCAAAGAGATTTTTCTAAGCGTATGACACGTTTAAATATTAAGACAGCGCGTAAGCGTATTAGTAAAGACCGTTCAGCTGGTATCCCTAGAGGGGTTGTCTTAACATGGAAATTAGATAATAATGTGCGTGAAGAACTAATTAAAGAACATTTTGACGAAAGGGATTTAATACTATTAGATAATGGAGAATCTGACACAACCCAATCGTCCAGACCTAATCTCAACGGTTGAGGTCACGGAGGATCTAGAACTGGGATTAATTCCAGCTTGGAGTTATTCAGCTTTAAAAACCTTTGAATCTTGTGCATACCGTTCTTACATAGCTAAAGTCAAAAAGATTCCTGAAGATTTCGGACCAGCCGCAGCCCGTGGAACGGAGATCCATAACCAAGCTGAATATTATGTGGACGGCACTTTAGGTGAATTACCACAATCTTTAAGTAAATTTACAGACAAGTTCCAGGAACTGAAGGACTTGTACGAAGAAGCAAAGGTAGAGCTTGAAGGTGAATGGGGTTTTACACGAGACTGGGAACCGTGCGGATGGATGGATCCTGGGGTTTGGGGACGAATAAAATTAGATGCTTTTGTTAATGAAACAGAAACTTCAGCAAGAGTCATTGATTATAAAACTGGTAAGCAATTCGGTAATGAAATTGCTCACAGCCAACAAGCACTTATTTATGCAATTGGTAGTTTTTTTAGATATCCAGATTTAGAAATAGCAAAAACAGAATTATGGTATTTAGACCATGGTACTACAATGGAGCAAGTCTATACGCGAGATGAAGCTATGGTATTTATGCCTAAATTACATGATCGAGCTATAAATATGACTACTGCTACTAAATTTCCACCGAACCCAAGTACATATGCATGTAAATGGTGTTCATATGGAAAAGGCCCTGATCCCTATTGTGAATGGGCTATAAAGTAGTATAATACTTATATCAGTATTTAAAACAAATAACACAAAATACTGATCGACGGAGAATGAAAGATGAACGAGATGAGTAGCATCCCTGCGCCTTATGCGCACCAACAAACAACCACAGATTTCATTGTATCTAACCCTAGATGTTTAGTAACATCTGACCCAGGTACTGGCAAAACACGTGCAGTCTTAGATGCACATGCTATACTAGGGGGCAAGACTTTAGTCTTAGCGCCACTTTCTATATTAGAAGCGGCATGGGTTGAAGATATAAACAAGTTTCAACCTGATATTAAATACGGAGTAGCTTATGCCAAAAATAGAAAACAAATATTTGAAGATGATCAAATCGAAATGGTCATTACTAATTTCGAAGCCGTTAACTTTTTACAAAAAAATCCACACTTACTTAGTGGGTTTACTACAATCGTCATTGACGAGTTTACCGCTTTTAAAAATAGAGAAGCAAAAAGATCCAAAAATCTTAAACAAATTATCTCATGCTTTACTAATAGGATTGCCATGTCTGGTACTCCTAATAGTAATACTATTCTAGATATCTGGCACCCCGTGTTCCTAGTGGACGACGGGGCTCGTCTCGGTACACGTTTTTATTCATTCCGTCATCAAGTATGCACACCTAAATTTAATGGGTTTGCAAATGAATGGATTGATAAACCAGGTATAGAAGAAGCTGTAGCTAATAAACTTTCTGATATTTCTATACGTTATTCGTTATCCGAATGTATAGATTTACCAGATAATATTGTACGAACGGTAAATACTAGCTTAACCCCTAAGGTACAAAAACAATACGAGCTTCTTGCAGACGAATCAGTTTTATACACGAAATCTGGCACTGTTAACGCAGTTAATGCTGGAGCACGAGTTAAAAAGCTGCTACAGCTTGTTACCGGGGCAGTGTACGACGAGGAAAGCAATGTTAATTTCATCCACCAAGAAAGGTATGACATTGTAATGACTCTTGTTTCACAACGTGCACATTCCCTGGTAGCATTTAATTGGAAACATGAAAGAGAAGCCTTGTGCGCACTTGCTGAAAAAGAGGGAATTTCGTACGAAGTTATCGATGGTTCGGTCCCTGCTGAGAAGAGAAAAGATATAGTCGCACGATTCCAAGCAGGACATATTCGTGTTCTATTTTGCCACCCACAGTCAGCTTCACATGGTTTAACTTTAACTAAAGCTACAACTACAATCTGGTGCTCACCTACGTACAATGCTGAGCACTACCAACAATTTAATCAACGTATTTATAGAGCCGGCCAAACAGAAAAAACCGAAACTATACTTATACAAGCTAGGGATACCTGGGAACCGCACGTATATAAAAAGCTAAATGGCAAGCTAGGTAAAATGGAAAATTTATTACATATTCTTACGGAGATAAGACAAAAATGAAAATAGGGTTTACATGCGGAGCTTTTGATTTATTGCATGCTGGGCATGTAGTTATGTTTAAAGAAGCAAAAAAACATTGTGATTATCTTATTGTGGGACTGCAGACCAATCCTAATTTAGATAGGCCAAATAAAAATATACCAGTTCAATCTATGTATGAAAGGTATATACAACTAGACGCAATTAAGTACATAAATGAAATTATTCCTTATGATACTGAACAAAGTTTAGAAGACTTATTACAATCAACTTCAATAGATATTAGATTTATTGGAGAAGACTATAAAGATAGAAGCTTTACAGGTGATTATCTATCTATACCTTTGCATTACACTAGTAGAAAACATTCCTTTTCCACTAGTGGATTGCGTATAAAAATAATGGAGGAAAAAAATGGCTAAAGAAACTAAATGCGACAGCTGCGGTACAGATATAGATACAGCAGAGGTATTCGAAGAAGCAATTCATGCACAAGTTCACTTGTGCCAACAAGCAGGGCTAGACCCTATGGAAGTTATTATTAGAGGCATGGGCTATTTCATGAGAATGAATTATTTTTGTGCTCCTGATACTAAAACAGCAGACGAACTTATAGATGACATGAAAGAATTCTATAAAGAAAACCAAGACACATCACATATGGAGGAAAAAAATGGACCAACAGTCAATTGAAACAAAAACTAGTGATCTTTTAACTGAACTTCATGCTACACGTGCCCTTATTAGGGATGTGCAAGCACAAGAAAAAGATCTAAAAATGAAACAACGAGAACTTGAATCTCAGATTGCTATTAAATTACAGCAAGAAGGGATTGATAAAGTATCAAATGATGTCTGTACGCTTTCTTTAAAAGCAGAAGTTGTACCAACTGTAGAAGATTGGGATCAATTTTTTGAATACTTAAAGGAGACTGGACAATTTGAACTTATGCAGAAGCGAATGTCTGCGACTGCATATAGAGAACTCATTGCTATGGGGGTTGATATTCCTGGAGTAAAGAGTACTGAGCTGACCCGAATTAATTTTAGGTCGCTTTAATATTAACGATGAAAAAAGGAGAACGTTCTATGACTAATGATATTAGTATCGTCGCTACTGAGCTGCCTGCTCATGTTAAACAAGGCAGTGGTTTAGGTAATGAAAATGTTACCTCAGACCATTTACAAACGCCACGAATTAAACAGCTTCAACAGTTGTCTAATGAAGTGGATGAAAATCATAGTGAATATATTGAAGGAGCCAAAGTTGGTGACTTCATAAACACTGTGACGCATGAAAACTATGGAAAGGAACTTTATGTGGTTAATGTCCATTTTAGAGAAGAATTCGTAGTTTGGGTAAAAAGAGAGAAAGGTGGAGGTCTAGTTGGCAGCTATCCTACAGAATCAGACGCTATTACAGCACTGAAAGACGCAGGTAAAGTTGTTGATGACCATGAAATTACACAGACTCAGACTCATACTCTATTAAGAGTTGATGAAAAGACTGGGGAAATCGCTGATATTCCTTTCTTGTTTGATTGCTCATCTTCTAAGTTAAGAGTTTCACGTGAGTGGAATACTCAAATTATGAAGTTGGGTGGAGATCGTTTTGCATCTCTATGGAAGCTTGCTTCTGTACAGACAGCTAATAGAGCTGGACAGAAATTCATGAATATTTCTGTAAAGAATGTTGGTTGGCTTAAAGAAGAAGCATATAACTCAGCTAAAGCTTTTTTTCAAAGAAGCTTTGCTAGTAAAACTAGTTCCTAACTTAATTAATTAAATTCGATATATAGGAATTAGTGTTCGTACAGGTGCGACATATACTGTCGCATCTATGTACGGACTAGTGTTATACTTTCTATGTGCGCGAAAAGGAGTTCATAAATAAAGTTCATAAGCAACTTCCTAAAGAAGTTTACAAGTGGAAGATCAATGATCCTTACCACGGAGGTGTTTCGGATACTTACTACTCAGGTCCAGCTAATCATTGTTGGATCGAATACAAGTACAAAGAAGACTTGCCTGCAAAGCTTAGCTCTAAGATTAAAATTAACTTATCTGAACAACAGCGCATTTGGCTTACTCGCCAAAAAGACCATGGAGTCTTTACGTACGTGGTATTTGCTTCCCGGGATCTAGTGTATGTGACCGAAGACTTTACTCTTACACATATAACACTAGAAGAATTTAAAGAAAAAGCGATACCTTTTAAAGTGTTTATAAAAGTATTAACTAATTTTTGTTTAGGCGATGAAAAAAGTTCCACCAATCAAAAGAACCCCACTAGCTGAAGCGTTAATTGAATTATTACGTAAAGATGGTGTATCTGAAAAATTGATAAAAGAAAAATTTATATTTGAAGATGAAGAAGAAAAGGAGAAAAAATGACTGATTATGTAAACTCACCTCCACATTACAATAGTGGAAATATAGAATGCATAGATGCAATTGAAGAAAGTATGACTTCGCATGCCTTTGAAGGTTACCTAAAAGGTAATATTCAAAAGTATATTTGGCGTTATGAAAACAAAAAAGGCCTTCAAGACTTACTAAAAGCTGAATGGTACCTAAAAAGACTAATAAAAACGCTCGAAAAAGAAGAAACTTCGTCAGAGGCCCGTACAGAGCCACCAGGCGCTTTTTAGTATTATTGGACTAATGGTATGCCTTAGGGTCAGAAAATGGCTCTACAGCCCTTTATGGAATCCATTTTTACTTAGTTACTTATTTTTTACCTGCAGTCTTACTTCTAGCAAAAGATCGATTAGAAGACTTACTACGAACTTGTAAATTACTTGATCTATTATCTCTTGGGTTTCCATTTCTATGATGGATGTCTTTTCCGTCCCCCTTACTTACACGACCTGATCTTTCAGCTGCACGCCTAGCATTATTTCTTCCTGCCCTATTTTTCTTTTGCTTAGGTTTAGAATGATAATTTTTATATTCTGCTTTGTAATCTCTTTTATAATTTTTACTACTTGGCATTTAGACAGTATACACCTTTAGGGCTTTTTTCTTACCTTTAACATACATGTTTCGTACAAACTTAACCCCTACCTTCGGTGGTATTTTTTTGTATGTACTTTCTCCAATTAAAATATCTACCTTTGCTTCCTTCGTTGCACTCTCTAATCGTGCTGCTGTATTCACAGCATCTCCTATTGCACTAAAATCAAATCTTGTATCACTCCCCATATTACCTACTACAGCTTCACCCGTATTCACACCTATCCCTATTGCTATTGGTTCGGGCAATTTGTCCTGAAGATCTTTCATTGCCGTACGCATATCCTGAGCACATGCCACAGCACGTCGTTCATGATTGTCTAGATTTAAAGGAGCATTAAATATCGCCATACACGCATCTCCTATAAACTTATCAACCATACCACCATGTTTTTGTATACACTCAACTTGCACAGTAAGAGCTTTATTCATTATTTCAGTGACTTGTTCTGGGTCTAACTTCTCGGACAGGTTTGTGAACCCCCTAACATCGGTGAATAAGAACGTACAAGTACGCTTCTCCCCTCCTAGTTTAAGTAAACTTGGATCTTTTTGTAATCGTGCAACTTGTCCAGGATCCAGGTAATGCTCGAACTGTTTTTTAATCTGTTGTCTTAACTTGTATTGTTCCCCAAAGCGTAACCAGAATTCTTGTACAGATATAAGTATTAGTGATAATAGGCTATAACTTACATCAATAAGAATATTTGAAGTAATAAGATACCAACCACCGACCGCGGTCAACGAACCAAGGCCCACGATCCCTACAATAGTGCCCGCTACGGGTAATGTACGAATTATAACTATGCCTAATAGTAGAACACCAATAAGTATAACTAATTCATATAATATACTTGCTGCAGGAATTTGAGGTGAATCAAAAAATAAACTCTCAGCTAGAGAGGCTTGTACTTCATGCGGATACAATAAACCAACTGGCGTGGCTATTTGGGGCATCACCCCTTTTGCGCTCACTCCTATAAATACAAACTTATCGGTTACTTCCTTCAGCTGAAGTGTTGTTCGCGGAGTATTAACCCAAGACACCCATTTTCTACCTAGCTCATCTGTCTCTATTTCTCTAAAGTTTGGTACTTTTATAGCTGCTATTTGATTTTGTTCTGTCCGAATAATATAAGTATCTGTAGCTGATAATATTTTTAGTACTTCCGTACCATAAGCTGGAACCCATCCTGTGTCCGTTTGCATAAGCAAAGGAAGTCTTCTTACTAAATTATCTATATCAACCCTTGCTACAGCAATACCTTCATTAGCTGCTTCACTTAATACATTCGTGTTACCAATCACCCCCGATGCCAGGATACCGTCCGCACCCTCCCCTAAAACAACTGTCCCAACTGTCGGTGGCATAATGCCACTATTGCTTTCAAACATAGCCAGTACGCTTGGTGTGCCCAGCAAAGCTGCACGAAACTCTTCATCTCCGCCAAATCTATCTTCTTGTGGAAAAGCTACAACCCAACCTACACCCATTGCTCCTGCATCCATAAGCTCGTTATGAATTCGTGCAAGGTCCTGGCGGGGGAAAGGCCACCCGCCTGCTTCTGCCACATCTTCTTCTGTTATATCTAACGTTACAAAGTACCCAGTAGGATCTGGTGTTTGTACGAGAGCATCAAATACTTTTAACTTAAGTACTTCTAGTGCCTGGAAATTAAATAATAAAGGTAAGCATAGTATTGGTATGCTAATTAACGACAGCCATTTCTTCATATATTGCTAACCCTATGTGGTAAATTATTTGGGGTACTATGGCATTGCCTAGGGCTTTAAGTCTGTCCACCCTATTGGGTATCCCATTAGCCATTCTACCCACTGCGGGTTCAGATTCCCAGTTTTTCCCTCTAAAGAATTCACTTTGTCTGGTAAGGAGTTGTTCTCGTCCCTGCCTGCTTTCTTCAAAGTTTCTGGTTTTCTGCCCCCTTTGTAATCCCTTTGTGTTGGTGTCGGCCATGTTTCTACCGATGATCCAGACTCTGTCCCTTCTGTGGGGAGCTTCGATACCGCAAGCTGGAATAACAAACGATTGCGTGGAGTAACCTTCGGTTTCCAAGTCAAGACATACATCGTCGAGTGCCACGTTGACGAAGCCACCAACGTTTTCGACAATGACCCAAGAGGGTGTTTTGTGTTTAATAATTTCAAACATGTACGGCCAGAGGTATCTATCGTCTTCCTTGCCTTTTTTTCGGCCCGCAACGCTGAACGGTTGGCAGGGAACGCCCCCGCATATGAGGTCAAATTCTTCTTGGATTTTTTCTGGGTCATTTCCTAACTCCTTTAGATCATTATATATTGGCACGTCAGGCCAATGTTTGTTTAATACTTTCTTACAGAATGACTCGTTTTCACAAAACGCAACCGTTTCGAACTTTCCCGTGCTCTCTAGGCCCAGACTAAAACCACCTATGCCCGAACATATATCAAGTACTTTAATCATCCACTCCCTTGTGTGATTGTAATAGTTGAGTTGCCCCCACCATTAACTAATATTTGTTGGTATTTACCATCCTGTATCAAGATTATAGTGTACCCTTGTGAGGCGTCCACGGTCAACTGTGCGTTTTGCGTAACCTTTCTTTGGAAGGCAATCTGCTCCCCTTGTAGTATGGTAATAATTTGTGTTTCTAAGTCCTGTCCTATGCTCGTGCCTTGTACGAGAGTCCCGGTAGCTAGGTTGTCCGATTCTAATTGGTCAATCTCATCTATAATCGCAAGGAGATCTTCGAAGAAGTTAACGTCTAAATAGTTAATATCAAGCTCTGAAAACTCTAAAGCATCTTCTTCTAGATAGTCTTTCTCTAGCTCATTAAATTCTAAATAATCTATATCTAAAATTGCTCCACTATCTGCTACGGACGTTGTGGATGAATCTGTGGATAACTCTTGTTCATCTGGTGGGCTTACTATAAGCATGTTATCAATAACATCTAATGTAAGGTCCAATATTACTGGGCTGGAGGGTGTGCTTTCCCAAACAGAAACAGTGGTAGCTTCGTATGGTTTATTGAGGATAACATTGCCGGCAGCTGTAGCCACAACGATTTCCCCACTAGATAAACCATTAACGTCAGGTAATAAAATAATGAGAGAACGCCCCAACTCATCAACCGTACAGGTGAAATCTGTGCCTCGAATAGTAATATCGGCAGTAGGAGTGGAGAGTTTAATATTCTTTTTATCAATTTTTCCTAATTTACTACTTATAAACCTAGCCGTGCCATTAGCAAACCTAAGGGCCATCTTCCCCTTAGCGGGGTTAGGGTCATAAATATATTCAGTTATAACGAGCTTTGAGTGCTCAGTTAGCCGTACAATAGAATCGTCCAGGAAGGTTATAGCTACACGACCAGCTGTAGTTCGGACGTCATCCATTTGCTGGATGTCAAAATCCAACTCAGCCCCGTAGGGTTGATCTCTTATTACTTGTGCAGTTCCAGTTAGTTCAGATATATCCCCAATGTTAGCAACCGGTGCTTGTGCCGCCGTCATTTTGAATGACGCACACAGTACCATTGTTGCCACTAGAGATAATCTTAAGCCAATCGCTCGCCAATGTAGATGACTGAGTAATATTAAAAGTCCTGCTATTACCTGTTTGGTCGAGATAAAAATACCCATCTGCATATCCGCTTCCATCAAATGTTATTGAGTTTGAATCTCCATCCACATCAACATAGTTAGTCCCTGTGTCGTAGTTAATATCAAAATCAAACTCGTTGGAATCACCATTAATGATCCAATCCAAATCAAGTGTTGAAGCTAAAGCAGTTGTACCAATATTCAAATCAAACTCATTGCTTGAACCTGTTACATCTACATTGAAGTCGCCTGAATCCGCTCCGTAAGTATTATTTGGGTCAACTTGTATATCAAATATGTTGCTATCTCCATCAAACTCAAAGAATCCTGTAATGTTATCACCTAAGATATCACCTAAGAATTGGTTTGAGCTACCTATTTGGTTTATATCTAAAGTAAGATTTAAACCATCTAGGTCAAGAGCCGTCATAGTACCTGCAACAGCATCTGTTCCACCAATAATGTTGGAAGAACCTAACTGCTCTAGGTCTATATTAGCGTTGTTTCCAGATTGATCTATATAGATCTCATTATCTGCATACAAAAACCCAACTAACAAAAAGAGTGGTAATATTTTTTTCATTCGTAACTCCAATATCCAGCTTGTTCACCCTCCTTGATTATTTCTAATACGGCGGTTTCGATGGCTGAGCGTAAAGCGAGACCTCCGGACTCATTCCTCACTACTCCGCTTTCTATCTCTACAAGTTCTGTACCTTGCTCGACAAAACGAAACACGTCATCTGTTAATGATACACTAAGAACTGTCTTAGTTACTAATTTTTCTATTAAGACCCGCCCAGAGGTTACAGAGATTAAACGTAGTTGAATGGTAAGCGTATCAGTTCGATAAGCTTTAGACATACCAATTCCAAGATACCTAGCTCCCGCGCCACCACTGGTCTCGTTGGCTTCGTACGACACGACCGAACCTTCTATTAAGAGGGAGGCAAAGAGAAGGGTCCCAAGGTCAGTATTATCATTGTTTACTTCTCTACCACTACGTATAATTTGGCGCTCTTTAGTCAGATTATCGAGGCCTATACGTTCTACTACAACAAAAAAACCCCCATTATCTTTGCATGCATCCGTGAGGGCTTTTAACACGTACGCGCTAGGTTGTTGTGTAACTGCGGTAGAGAAGCTTGCGTACATAGAATTACTTAGTCTCTGGCCAGTTTGGTCAGTAAAAGCTGTTCCGTACACGGCTATTGTAGGCTTTCTTATCGGTGCACGACAGCTAGCCAAATCAGTTATAACTAGTTCATCAACACTAGCTGATTCAATGTGCCGTATCGGAGCTATATTATTTTCTATTGGGTCAAATAGAAGTGATGTACAGCTAGAAAGTAAAAGAACCGATAGGAACTGTAATTTCCGTAACATTACCATCTGGATCCGTTATTTTTAAAGTTATAGATAATCCATCTTCACTAACGGAATACTCAATGATGTTCCCCATCAATTCTATTAT